CCGTGACAGAAGCAATCCTACAGAATTTTGACGATAGATCCGTTCCAAAGAAAAGAAATCCAGGGAGATCCCCTGATATGGTTATAGAGCAGAGAAGGCAAAGGTTATACAGGAGACAACTTGAAGGTTTGCCAGCAAGACATTTAGTTTTGGAACATTCTTCTAGAGAAGGAGTTTGTGTTAAGACTGCATGGAACGATTGGAAAGAGGTAACAAAGTGGAATGAAGAGGATTGGCAGAAAGATAGAGAAAATATGATAGCCAGGCTTCAAGCTATGAGGGTTAGACTTTTTGATAAGGCTTGCAAAAAAGGTCAGTTCCAAACTGCTGCCCAGATATTAGATTCATTAGGTAAAGTAGTAGGAGAGAGTGTAGAGACTGTAAACATAAATGCTCCAGAACTCTCTATACGAATAGAAAATCAAGAAGATAGTTGACACTATTGTAGTATTGTACTATAATAAATAGTGTAGAAGGAAATAATTTTTAGATTTATCAGTAGGTTCAGGGCTCTGTCACATATTTGTTACAGTTTTGCTACACCACCCCCACCCATTGCCAGCCCCTGGAAGTTGGGAAGCGGGTAGGAGATCGGGAACGGGAACACCCCAACAACATATTTTTTTTTGTCTATAATTTTTCTTACATCACATTGTCTTTTTTCCCTGGGAACTGTTGGGAACTTGGCAAGCGTACCAATAAAAAATTAAGATTAGTAATTTACAAGACAACAAGAAAGAAAAGAAAAAACCCAAATAATAAAACCACATAGCAATAATTATTTTATGACATAAAAAAAAACTCTTCCTGGAATAGAAAGAGTTAATTTTATTTTTTGATTTTGTTTTTAATATCCTACATAATCAATAATATTCAAAACTGATAAATCAGAATTGCCTGTATCTGTTATGTAGTCGTCAACATCTAAACTAAATTCATTTAGAAATTGCTCGCATATGTTCTCATCTAAACAACCGTCATATGTGTAGTTTAGGATTCCCTCTAAATAACAACTGCCTAACTCTTCAATAAAAATTTCTGTTTCTTCCTGGAGAGTATCGTAAAAGTTGTTGAAGTTATCAAAATTTAATTTGATGTTGGGAATAAGAAAAGAAAAGTATTTTAACATTTATCTGTTCTCCTGGTATTCAGAAAGAATAGAATTAATATGTGTTGCTCTCTGTTCTAATCTCTTTCCTAGTGTTGTTGTAATTGTGAAGCCCTGCCAGATTAATAACAGACTTGCAAAAAGTAGAAGATAAGTTCTCATTTTTTTTTGGTAGGAAGTTGTAAAAAATTTTTCTTCCCTTACTAGACATTATAAACCCTTTTCTACTGTTACACAATAGAAAGAGTTTACAAACTTTAATAATTTAATATTTACTTAATTATCTATATTCTTTTTTTTTCTCCTGGTTTAATTAGTTTTGTATTCTTTTATTCCTATCTCTTCTAAAATATTGTCTGGATATTCAACTAATAATTTATTAAATTCATACATAACATTATTTAATTCTTGAAAATGTTTAGCTAACTTCCTATACTTTCTATAATTTACCTGGACTGATAATTTACTTATCTGACTTTGTAAATTTCTAGAATATGCAGGATTATATTCTAAAATATTTTTAATATTAATAACTTTGTTTTTATCATATCCAATTAAAATAGTTAATCCATATTTGCCTTTTGAGTTACTATAATCTAACCTGGTTAAATAAATCATATTACCAGATTCCCTTATAAAATAACCTTTAGAATCTAAAATTCTCCCATATTGTGTATTGTGATAAGGTCTATCCAATAATTCATTTAACTTTTCAACTTTTCTTTTATCTATCTTTTTATTTTCATATTGTTTTAGGAAGTCAATAATAAAATTAAATTCTTTTAAATCATTTTCTAAAACTTCGATATGTCTTAAAGAAATAGTTTCAATTTGTTTTGCTAAAGATAAATCATTAGATTCTTCAACAGATAAATAATTAAAATTCATTTTATTTAATGAGAAGTGAATAAAAAAAAATCTTCTCTTGCTTTCTATTGTAATACAAGAGAAGAAATAAAACAACCTGGAATATAAAAAGTTTTTATTTTCTTTTCATAATAGGCATTATTAAATAGTTAAGAACTGGACTAAATCCCTCTAATGATTCAAAAGGATTTTTAATATTCCATTCGGCAGTAATTACAAAAGGTGCAGTTGATTTATTACCATTAAAAGTAATAGATTTTTCTTTAGATAATCTTTTTACCTGGTTACAAAACTGCCCTATATAATCACAATTAAAAGAAAATTCCTTTTCAAAATTATTTGTGAATGAATCGGGTATTAGTTGCTCTATATTCGGATACGATCCAACTATTTGTTGGTAATGAATGGAAGATAAGAAAATTTCTTCATTCATAAAAGTAATTAAATTATCAGTAATTAAAACTTTAGTTGCTTGTTTAATCTGACTTTTAAATACTGCACCTGGAATAGTAATATTTTTATTTAATTTAAAGCCTAATTGATTATTAGGGAATTTAAAATAAAATAATCTGTGACCATCAGTAGATGCAACAGTTATTTCTTCATTTTCAACTTTTAAATGAACACCCCATAAAAGTTGCTTTGAATGATCTTTAGATACAAATTGACTAGCTACTCTTAAAACTTCGTAAGGTATTGAAGCAATTTTTGTTTCATTCTCATATATAGCGTATGGACTTGAAACCTGGTTAGCTGTTGTTGTTGACATTTTTTTATTAGTGAGAGGGAATAAGGTAAACTCTCAATATTTATTGTTACACATTAATAAACAACTTGCAACTAATTTTATCAATTATTTTGTAAATTCTATAATTATATTTAAAATTACTTTTATCAAGTCTTATCAGTTTTAGTAAACAAGTTACAATAAAAAATAACTGCTCAGTGCTTAATTTAATAGTAATTTCCTTACTACTACTGACTTTTAAGAAATTTTGCATATTTTTTAAAAATGAATGTAATTTAAGCGTACCAGGTGTTTGCATTAAAGGCCAATTTTATTTTATGAAAATGAGAATTTTTTTATTTACAATTAATATTTTCTCATGTAATATAGTAATGGACTAAGATTCAAAACTTACCAAAAATGAAAATTACTGAAAATTCTCAAAGTCAATTCATTGATTATGTTTTAGACTTTTACGGCCAAGGTGGTATATATCCACTAGCCGATCCAATAATCAACAACAAATTTGTTGAACGTGATGACGTATTAAAGGCGTTTAAAAAATACAAAAGCCTTTTAGAAACTGCAAGATTATTACGAACCAACTACACCTGGGGTGGTGGAGATAGTTTAGACAGGGAAAGAGTAAGAGATATTCTCTTACAGAATTACAACTTTCAATGGACTAACTAAAATGAACTGGACTTCAAAACATAAACAAAAATTTTGGAATAAAGCATACCAAAATTACATGAATGAAAGCGGTTTATCAGCTAAAGAAGTTCTTAACTTCATTAATATAAATCCTTTTGTTGCATTAAGAATTGAAAATCAAGCTATTGAATTTTTAAACAAGTCAAAGGAGATTACAAGTGAAATTTAAAAAAACTAGAAAAGAAAGAGTATGTTCACAATGCTCAAATCCTATATTAAAGGGAAATTTATATGGTCAAAAATCAAAAACGATTATCAGCGATCCAAAAGGGCAATGTATTGGTTCTGAATGGAATGATAGTACTGCTTTTGCTTTTCGATTAAGTGAAAAATTTGATTACTGCTATGAGTGTGGTAATGGATAGAAAGGAAGCAATTAATCTAGCCCTAACTTTATTTCGTCAAGACCTGGATAGAAATGATGTAGTAACTACATTAATGAAATCTAACATTCCAGAATCTACTGCTTATAGGTACACCAAAAAAGCCCTTGAGCAGTATGAATGGGAAGAAGATAAACAAGACGATCCAAAAAAGTGTTTTGAACTTAAAGCCCTGGACACTATATATAAGGCTATGAAATGGGCTGAAACAAACCAAGAAACAGAATTGGCTGTTAAATATGCCAATTTATATATCACTAACAAAAAAAGGTTAAAAAAATGAATAGTATTTCCCTAACTTATGATGAAAAATATGAGTTCATCAAACTTTATGACATTCTTAGAGATATGGATTTTGAGTTAACTGAAAAACAAATTTCAGTTTTTGAAAAGATACAAGAACCTACTATGTATTTTTGGGAGGTCAAAAACTAATGGATTCTTTTATGCACAACCACCAATCAGCAGTTGATAGTTTTATGGAAGATAAAGCTATCCAGGATTTGGAAGATGCTGGTATATATCCCGATTCAAAAAATTATCCAAATGTTTTTGAACATTCAATTCTTATTGAAGATGATGATTATGAGTAATCTACAAAATATTGAAATTCTTGAAAGATTTTATGAAAAGTGGGAAGTCTTAATTCCTAAAGAAAAAGATGCTTTATATACAGTATCTTATGAAAATGAAATCGTACCATTTACAGCTTTTTTTACTGAAGAAGCTGCAAATAATTATATAAAAGAAATGGTGCAAAGAGACTTTGAAGAACTACCCGAACCAGGAGATTATGATGACTAACTATCCTTTTGAAGAAATTGAACAAAAAGAGTTCAACT